TTATCGGCGTGAAGTCGTACGTCGGAGGATCAACCGAGACCCCGGTTTGCGGCGCCAACTCCGCATAGACCCCCATAGGTGGATCAGGCAACGCCAAAAAATCGTCCTGCGTCGCAGGACGAGGCTGCACATTCACCACGCATTGAGTAGTACCCGGCACACGATCACACCCCGCCGGCGGCGTCGCCGTATAAGGCACCCTACCATTCGGCAACGGCCCGCTCGTATTGTACGCCCCGACCATGTAATGATCGCCCGCCATCGACACCTTAACCGCAACACAGTGACGCCCATCAACCAACGGAGCGAAAGCCGCTGCGCACGCTTCCATAGAACCATCACAGTAGCCCCAATCGGGAAAACCATTCGTCCCGGAACTCGCGGACGCCCTGCACCCATTCACACTCGGATCCGGCGGCGGCAAACCAAGCTGAATCGTTTGAGGCTGCGCCTTTGGGTCTTTGTAAACCCACCCACCACCGTTCACAACATCCGACCCTAGACCGGCATCATTCGCCCACGCCATCAACAGCAGCCCTTGCAACCACGGATTCGAGAACAGCGCCAGCTTGGCGGCCCGCGCGGCGCCCGCCGCAGGCGTGAACTTCGCCGGGAACTGGATAACGTTCGACCCGACTTTGACAGACGCAGTACCGGAAAGCGTCCCCGGCGTATACGCGGGCGTCGCAAAAGGCTTGTAAATGCCCGAATTGTAAGCCCCGACTTCCGGCGTCACACTCACGGCCGCACGCGCGTTACCGCTAAATGCCGCCACGAGGAACGCCAACACGATCAACGAGAACAGCATCCACACGTCGCGGTTCATTTAAATATCACCCACGCAGGAAGAACAATCACCAGAAACCCGGCCAGCATGTACACATTGAAATTCACGATATGGCCCTCCGCATATACATAAGGCCCCACACAGCCGCCATAGCCGACAAAACGCCCCAACCTAGCACCGTTCCATCCGTGAACAACTGAGAACTAGTCTCAGGCGCAACATACGTACAAGACGGGAACACCTTCAACGGAACCGCACCATAGATACCCGTCGAAACAGTCCCGTTCGACGAGTAATAAACCCCCCGCACAACCCACTTACCACCTTCGAACGAATAACCCGACCCCTGCAAAGACCCGTTAAGGGGCGCCGTGAGAAGGCCGGGCTGCGCGGAGTAGTAAACGTCAGCTGCATCCGACTGAGACGCATAGCAAATATCCCCTACCCGCGCACCCATGACAGCAGCCCTTAAACGGCGCGCTTCATGAACTTGAACGCTGCAATGCTGATGACGATAATCAGCCCAAGCGCCGCAACAGAAAGCGCGTCCGTCTTAGCGGTCGTCAGCGCCGTCGTCACATCAGCCGGAACGTCAGCAAACACCGAACCCGCAAAAGCCACAAGCGGCAAACCCACGAGATACTTTTTCATGCTACACCCCTCTACAAAGCGCCGGTAACCGACCGGCAACGGACACGCCACCATTGGCGAATACTCACGCGGCCACCGGCTTTTTAACGCCGATAACCCACACCTCGAAACCCTTCCCACCTGCACCCGGCCGCGCTTCTGTTTCAACGTCCACCTCGCCCGGAAACTTGAATGAAAGAAACTGCGCAACAGCCGAAGGCTCGCAAGCCATTTCCTGAACCTCCCAACCGGCACCGACAACCGCATAGTCCGTACCCGAACGCGGCTTGATAGGCGACAACACCAACAACCGCGCGAAATCGTACTCACCGTGCGGCGGTTTCTTGGCCTTGCCCGAAATTCGCTGTACACCAGCAACCAACAGCTTCATTATGCACCCCTAATATGCCCCTGCACGTGCAGGTAGCGGAACGTTCACACGAAAACCGCACCTTGTCAACACATGCGACCCGCATAGTACGAAAAGACCACTTGCGCAAATGCAATCTTGTTACTACAATAACGCTATTCCGTAACCACAAAAGAGGAACACGAAATGAACTGGAACATGGAACTTGCAAAACGCGACTTCGCACTAGGACACCTAGAAGGCTTCCACCTCGACCGCGCCATCGGTGATAGCGGCTGGCATGTGCAACTCACAGACGGATTGAATAGCGGGCCTCTAGTCGATGCCAGAGAGAAAAAGCCCCGCCTGTTCAAGACCGCCGACGCAGCAATCGCGGCACTCGAGAAAATCGGGTTTGAAGTCGTGGTTCTCCGCCGGTAGATCAAGGCACCTGAAAAACGGCCACATTTGGCCGGAAAGTAGAGTGAAACCTTACCCTACCCGCTTCGCGGGTGCCGACGGCGTGACCTCGTACCAGTCAGGCGCCGACACGCGCACGGGATGCACCTCGACGATCCTAGTAGCCAGCCGCGTCACGTCCGGCGGCAAGGACAGGTCGATACCCGTAGCGGCCCGAACTTGTGCCTTGATCCGACGAAAAGACCGTTCAGGCAACACGCGCGCCAAGTCAACCCCATCCCGCCACATCGACACATAGCCCGCTACCGTGCGGCCTTTGCGCGTCTCCACGTCAGCAATCGCCTCCTCGTAGGAAACGCCCCCGGCGTCCAATTGCTGAAATTGCCTGTTCATGATTTCCCCCGGACAGATGCCATGCACATCGTATGCCCAATCATCAAACCGCGTCATATCGTAGGTTTTCAATGACCGACGAAGCTGCACCTCACGGCGCACCAGCCCGCCAAACTCCGCTTGTAGGCGGTCTGCCAGATCGCCCAACCCCCTACGACGCAGATCGTGAATCTTGTCGTAAATCTTCACGGTTCGGTGCGTAGAGCGACGGCCCCAATAGCACCCCGCCGCCTCCGTCGCAGGACGAAGCCGCCCTAACGACTGGCCCGAAGCCCAAGAAATGTAGCGATAGACTTGTGAACGGTCGAGCGCCACAAGCTCGCACAAGTCAACACGGTGCAACTCAAGGGTTTGGAAATCCCACGTTTTCGCGCCCGCCGCCAGAAGGACAAGCGGCAAAAGCCGCGTCAGGGTATAAGCCGGGGACGGCTGGAAAACGTTATCTAGCTTGCCCCACCGGCCCACGTTCCCGGAAAGGTAAATTTCACCCTCCGTGCGGCCTGGTCGAATGATGATTTTGGTCGAGCCGCTTTCGTCGCAGTCACGGGCCATCGACTTTTGAGGATAGACGGCGCTTGAAAGGCGCTCGCCGGTTTCGATGCTGATTACGTCATGACGAACATGCTTTAATGGCACATCCGCGAACACAGTCAAGTCTAGCCAATCGCAGCCAACCAACGCCAAGACACACCCCCGATATAGTCTGATGCGTAAAACGCCCGATCTTCGCAAATCGAACCACAGCCGCGATAGACCACAAAACGCAATCGTTCGCTGCGCGAACGCTCACGTTTTGCGGCCTCATGGAAGCCCGACCAACTCCCCGCTTTTGTCAGTCAACGGCCGCCCCTCCGGCATCGAATCCCCACGCTTGCCGGAGGACTCGGCCCTATCGCCAGAACCCCGAGCTTTATCCGTACCTTGGGACTGATCAGCTAACGCCACCTCCTGCTTTGGAGGCTGTCGGTACGGATCGAAATAGCGACCCGCTGCACGCTCGCGGCATTGCGCAGGCGGCACCCACACCGGCGTTTGTTGTTGGCTGTAGCAAGTGCATGAACGCTTCGACGCGATACACCCCTGAATTTCAGGCGCGACCACTGGCGGCGCCACGGCGGCGTACAGCGGCGCGCTCAAAGGATTGTCCAAGTCACGCGGCGTTGTCGCCTCGACAATCTTTTCAGGTACAACCCCGCCCCCCGTAGCTGTGGTCGGCGTCACCGGCTGCGCCGTCGCCGCCGCCGCAGGCACAGAAGGCGGCGCCGGCTTATCCTTCTCAAGCGCGGCCGTCACCGTGCCACGCACCTTATAAGCGAGCGCGCCGCCTACTACCACGCTCCCCACAATCACCAAAACCGCCCACGGCATCTTCGCCCTAGGCGGTTTAGTGTGAAGCTCCGCGCTTTTGTAATACGGGAACGCCTCTTTAGGCACCACGTACTTACGACGAGTAGCCAGCGCATAGGACGCTTTGCTTTCCTCGTCGATAACCTCGCTCTTTTCGTAGCGGTAGCGGCCCAAGTACGACGTTCGAAGGAAAATGTGAAGCCCGCCCTTCACCAACGCCCGAAGATTCGCATCAACCAGACGCGAACCTTGCGTTATGAGAATGAAGTCGATTCCTTGATGACGATGCGTTTCAAAAGCGCTCACATACGGCGGCACCCTCGACGACGACGCCCGCGGACGGAAAAACTGTTGACACTCGTCAATGACAATTACCGACCCAGGCGGAAACGCAAAACGAAACTCCGACGTACCCTGCGCGTTTCGTTCCTCGAAAGTCCAATCTTCCAGCTTTGGCAGCGGCGAATGATCCAACGTCAAACCCCGAATGTTCGAGAACACCGGGCGCCCCTGATACTGATGCAGCAGCAAAGACACAGCCAAAGCGGTTTTGCCAAGCCCCGGCCCGCCCGTTATCAACGTGATCACGCCGACATAACCCCGATGCGTGAAACCGCAGCGAACGACGCCCGCGCCGCGATTCCGCCGAGAATGATACCCAACGCCTGCCCCGCCCCTAGAAGATTCAGAAGCGATAAGACTGTCTGCGAGATTTGCCCATAGTTCGCAACAACAGCATCACGGACTTGATTCGCCACCAGCACCAACCCGCCGTAACTCACCAACCCCAACCCCAACGACAGCAAAACACGGCGGGCCAACGGCCCCACCATCATCATCAAAAACGACGCGAAACTACCCATTGCGCACCCCCCCGATGAAGATAAGGCCAGCCGACAACCACGCCAGCGCCAACACTAGCGGCCTCAAGGTGTTAGCGTAGGTACACAACGGCGCGAAGGAAAAAGCTACCGGATGCCCTAGAAAAGAACCCGTCAAGTCCGCCGGACACGTTCCACCACCTCCGACTGCTACCGGCTGGACCAGCGCGATATTCCTGTCCTGATGACCAATCGCATCTTCTTGCGCGCTTCCCAAAGGCGTGCAACCCAACGAATCGGGATGATTCACGCATTGATCCTTTTGAAGCTGGTCGGTCGTATCCTGCGGCTTAGGATTCGTCACCGGATTACCACTTGCATCCGTTACCGGCTGGTTGAAAGTCTGAATGTAAACCTGCGTGCCGTTCGGTGACACAGTAACTTCCGGCTGAACCGTCGAGCCGTCGGGCGCTGTATAAGGTGCCCCCTCCGCTTCCGTTATCGGCGTGAAGTCGTACGTCGGAGGATCAACCGAGACCCCGGTTTGCGGCGCCAACTCCGCATAGACCCCCATAGGTGGATCAGGCAACGCCAAAAAATCGTCCTGCGTCGC